GATGCGCTGTAGTCGCTTGCGTCCTGGACGAACGCTCGTTTGTGAGCGAACTTCGGGTTAATTTCTCGGGTGAACGGCTCTTCTTCTAGCCATTCGCTAGCGTCCCACCACATCATCACCATGTTGCAGTTGCCCATGCGAGATGTGAACGTGGCTTGGTCGGTGACTTTATGTTTCCACCGACGCCAGTGTTTGCAGGTGCTGCAGGTGTTCATGATTAGTTAGCTTTGGGCGGGGTGAGTTCAGTCGTGCGTCGAGCGCATGACTTGATGAACTCAGACATGCTGTCGATCTGCAGGTCGATTTCTTCTAGCGGGATCTTCTTTTCGGTAGATACGTGGAGTGCACCGAATACAAAGCCGAGAGTTCCGGCTACGGTGCTAATGAAGTCAAACAAGTTGTCGCTGTCGATGCCCTGCGCAACGAGGTCATCGAGCGCGGTCTTCATGATTTGTTTTGTATTGAGAGATGTCATTGTCTGGTTGTCCTTTTGCGTTGGGAATAAAAAAGCCCGCTTGACCTGCTGGCCAAACGGGCTGTGGTAATAGGTGGAAGTCAGGGCTGGATAGAGGGTTAGCCTTCTCCAAGCGTCCGGTGGAGGCCATACATTACTGCTGGCCAGGCCCTAAACTTCCGGTTCGATAATTATGGCACGCTATCAATCTGGCGGCCAGAGGTTGATCCCTCCCCGCCGAGGTATCAGCGACGGGGAGGGACCGTGGTCGTTTTGGTCAAGGGTGACGACCAACCTTCTCTAGGGTTTGGTTACGCGGCGCGCAGCTGCTTCATAAAGTCAGCAACTTCGTTAGCCTCGGATTCCTGCTGGAGACGGGCGACGATGTCGTCCATAACCGGCATGGCCTGCGAGAATGAGTTACACACCGTCTCGACGTACCAGTTGCCGTCCTCGTCCTTGGCGCGCTGCTCGAAGTGGTAGAGCGGAGCGATGTCGGTGAGGTACGCCATTTTGGCGGCGAGCAAAGTGTGCAGGCGGGTAAGCGCCATAAAGTCGCTATCCACCAGCTCGGGGATACGCTCGTTCGTAGCGTAGACTCCGACATAGTCACCGACGTCTTGTGAGAAGTCGATGCCATTGCCGAAGTCCTGCTTGTCGTTCGCCACATACAAGCGGCGAGCGGCCCAGCAGACACCGTTCATGACGGACTGAATGAAGCTGAGCAAACGCTCCGGCTTGAACGGCGGTCCCTCAACCGGGACTCCCTGCTCAAGCTCGGCGGTCACTGCAGCCTGACGAGCGCGCTGCAAACGGAAGAACGCAAGAGCAATACGCTCGAGCGGATCGTCCGCTTGCTGACACTCCACATACTTGGCGATGGAGCCAATAGTGGTGTTTTTCTCGGACATGTAGCCGATGACGTTGGGGATGAAAGTCTGATCTTTAACGGTCATTGTATTTACCTATGGTTGTTAAGTTGTAGTCGGAAAGCAGCTTTGCCAACTGGCTGGCATTGTCTGCATCGTCAAACGCTGTATCGATATCAACGTCTGATGATTCGTGGTCAGTCAACTGGTGCTCGTGGTCAACGAGCCAATCCCAGTGGACAGTGTTTAGATTTAGAACCGTATACGGATTTGAAGCCATGGTTAAGTATCCTTTGGTTACTTGGAGACATCGTCTAAGTCATCTTCAATGTCTAATAACAGGATAGTCATTAGTGCGAGCATTACTTCATCTGGGTGCTCCTTTGCGTATTGGATTGCCTGTCGTAATTTGTCAGTGATCCGTTGTGCGTGGTTAGTTGTTAGTGGTAATTGCAACTGTTTCATACTGGTACCTGTTAGTTGGATCACTGGTTGCACCGACCGCGAGCGCGGAACGCGCGAGCGTTCAGAACTCCTCCGTTGGAGTTTCAAACTCGCGCAGCTTCTCTTCCGCCATCATGCGCATGTGCGCCATGGAATAGATGGCATGTGCTGCCTCGTTAGTTAGGCGAAGGGTTTCATACATGGACTTGGAGTCCTGATCGGGGGCGGACTGCAACGAGCTCAAGGCCCGTTGCAGTGAGTCAACCGCCAGTACGTAGCATTGTTCGTCGTTCATATGGATGGGTGTCCTGCTCCCCAACGGTGCCAAGAGGCTACGTCAGCAGCCTCAGATTCTGTCTGGTAGTAGTCCGAAATACGGTCATACGGCTCGTACCACCAGCGGTTAGTTACTTCGTCGAAGTTGAACCCGGCACGTCCGACATACCAGCCTGCGCCTGAACGCAGTGGGATAGGTGGGCTGACGGCAAGCGTGCCGTGAGGGAACGTGTTAGCAAAATCCTTAGTTACTAACATGAAGAACTGATCGAGGTTAACGACTGGGGCGTCGTCGCAGTAGATGACCATGGGGTCGAAGAGATCAATTTGCTGTGGCTCGGACATGGTTGATACCTCTGGTTGTTACATAAAGTTGTTTCACAACTGAATCAATAGGACAACTGACCGCGAATCGGGAACCGATGAGCGTTGTCCTGTATAAGTGAACAGTGGTTAGTGGTCAGTTTTAACCACTAGTTTGAGTTATCCACAGACTGTGTGCAGCTAAGGGTCTAAATGTGTGCAGCAAACAGGGCAATGTGTGCAGCAAACGAGGGGGTGTGTGCAGGCATTTTTCCTTATAAATCAATGTGTGTGCACTGTGTGCAGGCATTTTTTCAAGTTCGCAAGAAAAACACATGTATTTCTTTGAAAACGTTTTCCTGTAAAAAGTAAACTGAAAAACCCTGCACACACTGCACACACTGCACACATTTTTTAAAAGCGCTTGTAAATCAAGCACTTAAGTGTGTGCAGCTACAACAAAGTTGCCTGCACACACTGCACACATTCCTGCACACACTGCACACACGCCTGTGTGGGCCAACCACGCGCCACGAACCACGCGCCACGAACCACGAACCACGGGCAACTGGCCATGAGCACATGACCGTTGTCCACTGGCACACAACATGTGTTGCGTGCAAACAACAACTGACCACGGTACGTTGACCGTGGTCAGTGGCTAGTTGTTAGTCGTTAGTGATGGTGCATGCCAGTGCACCTACGAGCAGAAAGCCCGTAGCGATGAGCAGTGAGTAGCCAACCTCTGGCTCCGTGAAGAACGAGCCGAGGAAGGTGATGTTGGCCATAACGATGAGGATGGAGGAGAACCGAACGTTGCTGAGGGTCATTGGTTAGTTCCTTGTGGTTAGAGATGGGAGGTTGGAAGTCCCTCCCGATTGGATTAGCTGAAGAGGTTGAGTACGCCGAGGACGAATAGAGCTGCCATGTCAGGCTTCTCTTTAGCGTAGGTGATGACAGACTTGGATGCTTCTTTTGCTTTCTCAGCAGCGAGATACATCTGGTCCGGTTGTTCGTTGATGTTGTTGGTTGTATTGGCTTGGTTGTCCATGAGTAATTACTCCTAGTTAATTGACAGATACACAATAGTCACTGACCGCGAGACACGAAGTGTCGAGCGTTGACGCTGGGGGGTTACTGGGCGACAAGGTTCCACGATTCTGGTTAAAAACAAGGTTCCAATGGCTAAATTCCGGGAAAGGGGTTGGTGCTGGAGGCGAGGGGGGAGACTATGAGTGAGCAAAATAGATAGAAAAACGCATACCCCCTCCTATAGAAATTTTTTCTGCAAAATTTTTCTATAGAAATTTTTTGCGGAATCAAGGGTATACTCCGGCAACTTCACCCGGCGCAGGAGATCGGCTGTCGGTCTTCCGGGTAGGTTGTACTAGTGCCAGACACTAAGACATGTGCTCGCTGTAAGACGGACCTGCCCATAGCGAGCTTCGAAGCCATGAAAGGCGGCTACAGGACGATATGCCGCCCCTGTAATCAAGCCACGCGCCGTCAACAACGGTCCACGGGCTACGAACCGTACTTGGCGAACCTCGTATCTATAAGCAAGAGTAAAAGCCGCAGTCGTGGGTTCACAGACTACGAAGTTACAGCCGAGTACCTCGCAGAACTCTGGCGACGGCAGGAGGGCCGTTGTGCGATATCAGGGGTCGTTCTTACCCATCACAATGACGGATCGGGAGCCAAGGACTTTAACGCAAGTATCGACCGGATCGACAGCCAGCAAGGGTATATACCGGGAAACGTGCAGCTCGTTGCTCTACGGGTTAATCTCTTAAAACAGAGCTTAAGCAACGACATGCTGTACTGGTGGGTGAAGACAATTTACCAGTACTCTTGTGATTAGACAGGAGCAGGGCTAATATAAATGCTGCCGAAAGTCCAGGTGTTCGCAATAGAGGGCTTCGAAGATGCCATTATCGGTACGGCATACCGAGGTGGCCACGAAGTGTTGGTATACGACGGGTGGATATTTGAGGCAATCGTCGCCTCTATCGACCCCAATCCAACATCTCTTCACGAATATCTGACCAAGATCCGCTTGCATGAGCTAGGGGATCGGGCACCGGTTTTTGTTTATCTGGATGAAGAAGTTGTTGGAGAGCTTGCCGATTCAATCAGAGAACCAGGCACCCCTGTCCACTGACATAGCTCAGACTGATGAGTTGATGTCCCATACTGAGTTCCAGGCGCTCACTCCATACATGGGGCTGACGCTTGGAGCTCTGACCGTGCAGCAGGAGCGGCTGGTTCTATACATGGCGCGCGGCATGACGATTGCCGCTGCTGGCCGTGCAGCTGGGTACGCAAGTTACCAGACAGCGCTGGATGCTGCTAAGCGCCCGTCGGTGGTTCAGGCTCTGAACTTCTTTCGGGAGCAGATGCGGGAAGAGGTGAAGTTCACGCGGACGCATGCGCATCAGATGTACCTGGAAGCATACAACGCCGCAGTGAACGCGACCGAGATGAAGAACACGGTTGACTCGTTGGTGAAGCTGCACGGGCTAACGGCCCCAGACACCGCCATGCAGGTCAACATAAATTTGAACCCCGCTCAGATAGAGCGGATGACTGACGAAGAGTTGTTGAAGCTGGCTGGTAAGGATGTCGGTTACTTGGAGCCTGACGCACCTTGACAGACGAGATCCCGACTATTGAGTGCTTGAAGTGCAAGAAGCTGCACCCGGAGACCTTGTACTCAAGTAAGCCTAAAGGGGTATGCGTCTATTGTCTTGCGGATGCGGAGGACGCACTGCTTAACCCAGTGCAGACGAAACCCGACAACGAACCACTGGCAGGGGCAGCTAAGAAAGAGTTCGATGTAAAGGAACAGGCGCGGAAAGAACTAGCTGAACGAATACTGGCGCGTAAGCGGCTGCTACCGTTCGTTGAAAAGTTCAATCCGGACTACAACGCGGGTTGGGTGCACAAAGATGTCTGCAAACGGCTTGAACAATTTTCTCGTGACGTGGTGGACCAAAAGTCTCCACGGCTTATGCTCTTTATGCCGCCGCGTCACGGGAAGTCAACGCTTGCTTCTATTTCGTTTCCGGCTTGGCATCTGGGTCGTAACCCTTCGCATGAGTTTATTAGCTGCTCGTATTCGGGTTCGCTTGCGATGGGTTTTAGCCGTAAGGTACGTCAGGTGCTTCGTGAACCGTCCTATAAAGCAATTTTTCAAACGCGGTTGGACCCGGATAGTCAAAGCGCTGAAGCATGGCTAACGACAGATGGCGGTGGCTACGTAGCCGCTGGTGTCGGTGGCGGTATTACGGGAAAAGGTGCTCACGTTCTCGTTATCGACGACCCGGTGAAGAACCGGGAAGATGCCGAGAGCCAGAACAATCGGGATGCTAACTGGGACTGGTATACGTCAACGGCGTACACCCGTCTTGCTCCTGGTGGTGGCGTGTTGGTCATTCTAACGAGGTGGCATGATGATGACTTGGCTGGTCGACTTCTTAAAGCGGGTTCTCAAGGTGGAGACGAGTGGGAAGTTGTCAGATATCCCGCCATCGCCGAAGAAGACGAAGAGTTCCGTAAGGCTGGTGAAGCCCTCCACCCCGAAAGGTACGACGTCCAAGCGCTCAGGCGCATCGAAAAAGCCGTAGGCCCGCGCGACTGGTCGGCGCTCTTTCAGCAAAACCCTGTTGCTGACGACGGCCAGTACTTCACCCGCAGCATGATCAACTACTACGACTTCGACGAGATTGACCAGGACTCCATGCGGTATTACTGCGCGTGGGACTTGGCGATCGGTAAGAACGATCGTAATGACTACAGCGTCGGGATAGTAGTTGGCATCAACGAGTACGACGACATGTTCGTCATGGACTGCGTGCGCGGTCGGTTCGACGGCTTCGAACTCGTCGAACGAATACTTGATCTGTACGTCCAGTGGAAGCCATCGATCGTAGGCATCGAAAAGAGCCACATCGAAATGGCGCTAGGCCCGTTCCTAGAGAAGCGCGTGCGTGAGCGCGGCTTGTTTGAGGCGTACTTCAAAGATCTTAAGACTGGGCGGCGCGATAAAGAAGCGCGTGCTCGAGCCATCCAAGGACGCATGCAGCAGGGGAAAGTATATTTCCCTCGCGACGCATCGTTCACTGGTCCGTTGATTGCGGAACTTCTTAGGTTCCCGAACGGTATGCATGATGACCAGGTAGACGCCTTAGCGTGGATTGGTCTCATGATGTCTGAGTTCTCTACATATCAAGCCCCAGTAGTCCACACACCGTCTTGGCGGGACAAACTTCTATCTCTTACTCGCGGACCCCGCCAAAAATCCGCGATGAGTGCGTAAACCATGGCTAAGATCAAAACCCCTTCGATCGAAGAACAGCAGCTCGCCCAGCAGCAGTGGAACCGGTACGTCCGGGCCAGAGACAACGGGCACCTGCAGTACGTCGAGATGGCCAAGAAGTGCGACGCGTTCTATCGCGGCGATCAGTGGGACGAGACTGATCTGGCTAAGCTGGAGGCAGAAGGCCGCCCGGCACTGACCATCAACACCGTACTCCCGACAGTGAACACTGTCCTCGGAGAACAGTCCACGCGCCGTGCCGACGTGCAGTTCAAACCGCGCCGTGGCGGTGATCAGGACGTAGCGACCGTGCTGACTAAGTTGTATATGCAGATTGCTGACAACAACAAGCTCGACTGGGTTGAGCAGACGGTGTTCAGCGACGGTCTCATCATGGACGGCCGTGGTTACTTTGATGTCCGCATGGACTTCAGCGATCACGTCGAAGGTGAGATCCGCATCACGGCCAAAGATCCAATCGACATCCTTATCGATCCGGATGCGAAGGAGTACGATCCGAAGACCTGGAACGAGGTGTTCGAGACCAAGTGGATGACGCTCGATGAGATCGAGGAACTCTACGGTAAGGACAAGGCCGAGGCACTTCGCTTCGTAGCCGAGAATGGCAACAGTTTTGGTCGGGACTCTATCGAGTATGAAGAGACCCGCTATGGTAAGACGGATACGTCGCAGGATTACTTGGGTGCTGCTATCCCAGGAAACGAAGATTATCGTAACGTCCGCGCACTGCGCGTGATCTCACGTCAGTACCGTAAGATGGGCCGCGCGGACTTCTTCGTTGACCCGAACACCGGCGATCAGCGCGAAGTGCCTGAGAACTGGAACGATCAGAAGGCTAAGAAGTTCGCCAAGCAGTACGGCTTGAGCATCATCTCTAAAGTGGTTCGACGTGTGCGTTGGACCGTCACCTGCGACAAGATCGTGTTGCATGACGACTGGTCACCGTACGATGACTTCACCATCGTGCCGTACTTTGCGTACTTCCGACGCGGTCGTCCCTTTGGGATGGTGCGTAACCTGCTCTCGCCGCAGGAGCAGCTCAACAAGATTGCCAGCCAGGAGTTGCATATCGTCAACACCACTGCCAACAGCGGCTGGATGGTGGAGAGCGGATCGCTTGTCGGTATGACTGCTGACGACCTTGAAGAGCACGGTGCAGAGACCGGCTTGGTTCTGGAGTACAACCGTGGCTCGCAGCCGCCGGTCAAAATTCAGCCGAACCAGATCCCGACTGGGCTTGATCGTATTAGCCAAAAGGCGGCGATCAACATTAAGACCATTAGCGGCGTGAACGACTCGATGCTTGGGTCTGATAGCGCAGAGGTTTCGGGTATCGCGATCCAGGCCAAGCAGAATCGCGGCGTCATCATGATTCAGGTGCCGCTCGATAACCTGCGTAAGACTCGGCATTATCTCGCAGAGAAAGTGTTGAACCTCGTCCAGAAGTTCTATACTGAACAGCGAGTGATTCAGATTACCAACGAAGATGATCCGCTCAAGCCCCGCGAGCCGCTCGTGTTGAACGAGATGACTCCGGAAGGTCGTGTGATCAACGACCTCACTCTCGGTGAGTACGATGTCGTTATTGGTACTGCCCCGGCCCGCGACTCGTTCGACGAGATGCAGTTTGCCGAAGCCCTCAACTTGCGTATGGCTGGTGTCGCCATCCCTGATGACGCCATCATTGAGTACAGCCACCTTGCCCGTAAGGGTGAGCTTGCTAAGCGCATCCGCATGATGACGGGTATCGAGCAGACACCGGAACAGCAGGAAGCCGCAGCAGCGCAGAACGAGATTGCCATGCAGCAGGTTCAGCTCACGCTGGCGAAGATGCAGGCGGAAGTTCAGAAGCTACAGTCCGAGGCGGCGATCAACATCGCCAAGGTCCAGGATGTGGCGGACGTCCAACCGCAGCTCAAGATGGCCGACCTGCAGGCGCAGATCGCTATGAAGGAGCAGGAGTTGCAGTTGCGGCGTGAGCTGGCCAGTCTGACTAACCAGACCCGCCGCTCGCAGCAGGAGACCGCTGCCGCGACTCGCATCGCTGCCACCGTAATGCAGACCGCTGCAAAGACGCAGACCCAGGGTACGCCGCGACCCATCCCGAATATGCGGCCGATGATCCCACAATAGGAGATTGAATATGTCTGAGGACAAGAAAGACGTTAGCCAGGACCGGATGCCGGGTTCTGATCCAGTGGAAGACGCGCCCGAGGCAAAATTCGACCTGAACTTTGGCTTGGGCGAAGAGCCAAAGGCCGAAGCCCCGGTCGAACAGCCGGAAGTCGCTGAGGAACCGGTCGCCGAGGCCCCTAAAGTTGAGCCGAAAGCGGAAGCACCGGTCGAAACACCGGCTATCCCTGAGCCCGAGGTAGAAGTTGCGGCCGAACCGGAGGCAAAAATTGCCCCCGAACCGGAGCAAAAGAAGCCGATGGTGCCGAAGTCACGCCTCGACGAGGTGCTGGCGAAGCAGAAGGCGCTCCAAAAGCAGCTTGATGACCTCATGGCTGCAAAAAATGTTGCCGAAAACGCCCCAAGTACCTATGAATTTGCGGCCAAAGAGGTCGAGTACCAGAATTTGGTGCTAGACGGGCAGCATGATAAGGCCGCAGCACTCCGTCAGGAGATCCGCCAGGCAGAACGGGCCCAGCTTGAGTACGAACTGACCCAGAAAATGGAGCAGAAGGTCACTCAGAGCCAGCAAATGTCGGCTTTGCAGCAGGCAGCGGCCGAATTGGAGACGAACTTCCCGGTTTTTGACCGCGCTAGTTCCGACTTCAACGAGAAGTACACCCAGGAAGTCATTGATCTTCGCGATGCGTTCATCGTGAAGGGTGACAACCCGGTCGCAGCGCTGTCAAAAGCGGCTAAATTTGTCATCCGTGAGTACGGTTTGGACCCCGGCGCACCAGTTGAGCCGTCTCTTAGCTCTACGCCGACTGCTGCTAAGCCAAGCGTTGACGAAGTAGCCAAAAAGCGGGCGGAAGTAGCCCGTAAGATGAAGGCTGCTGAGGCCCAGCCGCCTGATATGCCCGGCGAGAGCTCTGCTGCACGCGGGGAGAAGGCGTTTGATGTCATGGCTTTAAGCGAGGACGAGTTTAACGCTCTCCCAGCGGCCACCCTTAAGCGTTTACGTGGAGATGTCATCTAATGGCTAACCGCGATCCAAGGCTTGCTAGGGCCGGTGTGTCGGGCTACAACAAGCCTAAGCGCACCCCAAGTCACCCTACCAAGAGTCACGTAGTGGTGGCTAAAGCGGGCGACCAAGTTAAGACGATTCGGTTTGGCCAGCAGGGCGTGAGCGGCTCCCCCAAGAAACAGGGGGAGTCTGCTGCCTACCGAAAGCGTCGCGAGTCATTCAAAGCTCGCCATGCGTCAAATATCTCTAAGGGTAAGATGTCGGCCGCTTACTGGGCTGACAAGGTCAAATGGTAAAGGAGTCTCGCATGAAGAATATGCATCGAATGCCGGATGGCACCATGATGAAAGGTGCTAAACACAAAGGTCCGATGAAGAAGGGAGCCGCTAAGAA